TGCGTAATTAATTTAGATGAAATTTCAACTTCATAATCTCCAGCAAGAAGTCTTGCAAGATTCTTATTATCAATAACAAAATTGAATTTGGCATCTTTATTAAACTCTCCATCAATATCGATTTCATATGCATTTGATGTAGAATTTTTAATATCAACTACAGCCAAAGTAAGTACACCATCATTACCAGTAATACTAACTTCACTATGACCAAGAGCTGCAGCAGCTTTCTTTACTCTATTCAATGTATCGTTATCTAAAGTAAAGTTTACATCAGCCGAAGGCATCTTGATATCTTTTTGAGATGTAGTTAATGTCTCTTCAGATGAAAAGAAATATTTTACTTTTGATCGGCCAGATGCATCGCCGATTATTACGTAATCATCTTTAAACTGAAGATTCGGAGTATCAACGAGACTAAGCACGCTGATAAATTCGTTGAGATCGTAAATTCCAAAAGGTTGAGGAAACTGTTCTGTCACTTCAGCTCGGGCAACTATACTTCTTGCCGCTGTTACTGATCTAAGAACGTTACCTTCTTGCACCATAATATTTGAATTAATTCCTGCAAAGTTCTTAAGAACCTGTACAGTATTTTCGCTTAGTTCCATAATGTAGTCTCCATTTTCATTTTATAGGTATATTATACACTACTTTTAAGGCAATGTACACAACTTTATGCTGCCATTTTGCTAAAGTTTTTATCTTTTTTAAATTCGATTTTAGAATCAAATTTTCCATCCAATATTTCGCCTTTGTGTGAAATTACAAAGGTATTCGTTTGATCTGAAAGAGTATATAAAATTTTCAATAGGCTTTCTACTCCGTCATGATCTAAGCTTGAATCAAAAGTTTCATCTAAGATAAGAAGATTAGTAGCTACTGAGTTTTTCATTTTTGCAATTTGTCTCCAAGTAAACAATAAAGCTAAATCAATTCTTTGTTTTTCACCTTCACTGAATGATTCATAGGTAAATTCATCTCTGTGTCTAGAACGGATAGTCTCTTGAAAAGATTCATCCAGATTAAAGTGAACAAAGAAATCTAATATTTGTAAATATTGATTTATTAGTTTATTCATTGGTGGTAGATACTGTTTGATAATTTTTGTTTTAATTCCAGTATCTTTAAGCATTTCTGCCATGGCAGTATTATAAGAATATTCTTCTGAAACTTTTAGTTTAGCTTCTAAAAGGCTTTCTTTATTTGAACGTATATCTTTTAAATCTACGTTTGCTTTTTCTAGATCTGCACCTACATCTTTTTGTAGATGTAACTGATATTCTTTAATTTGTTTTTGGAATACAGAGATCTGAAGGTTGTTCTCACTGAGTTGAGATACTTTAGATCGTAACGATTGAAGTAAGTGTCCAGTCTCATTAATCTCTTTTTCCACGAATGTCCCTTTCGTTCCGATTTCACGACATTCTGATTGTAAACCATTGGCTTCTTGCTTCGCCGCCGATAAAATAACATGTTTATGAGTGTCTGTGATGGCTTGCTCGCATACGGAACATGTCTCATTCTTTTGGAAAAACTCGATCCGCTTCCTGACGTTGGTGAGAGTTGTTTGCCTATCTTGACCTCCGAGCATAAGGGCTTGGCGTTTATCATGTAAAGTTGATAACCCTTCTTCGGTTGTTCGAATAGATTCGTCGAGGCCCATGCTAAGCTCACTATTCTTAGCTTGTAATTCATCGATACTATTCTGCGATTCATGTATCCTAAGTTCATAATCTTTTTTATTTTCTTCTGTTAAAACTGTAATATCTCTAATATATTTCTTTTGTGTGTCAATTTTATTTTGTGTAATATCGATATTATAGCTAATATCTTTTAGTTGATCTTTTAGGACATTTTGTTTTTCTCTTAGAATCACGTTCATCTTAGAGAATACGTTAATGTCCAAAAGATCCTCGATAACATCCCGGCGATGACCGGCAGGAAGTTGCATAAAAGGAATGAAAGAGGAGGAACCCAACACAACTACTTGATGAAATGACTTATGATTCAATTTCAAGATGTTTTGTTCGAGGATCTTTTGGTACTCGCGAGCGTGTGAAGACTGATTAATCATTTTTCCGTTTTGCCAGATTTCAAAAATACCTGGTTTAATTCCACGGACAATTCTATATTCAGATTTTCCAATGCTAAATTCTACTTCAACAACGCAATTTTTTTGATTGACAGAATTAATTAATTGATTTTTACTAATACTTCGATGTGGTTTACCAAACAAACTAAAAGATACCGCATCAAGCATAGTAGATTTGCCTGATCCGTTTTGCCCTACAATAAGAGTAGATTTAGTTCTATTTAAATCTACTTCTGTAAAGGAATTACCAGTGGAAAGAAAGTTTTTCCACTTTACTTTTTTAAATATTATCATGCTATTTCTAAGGCCTGGGCTTCTGTCATTAATTCACGCATATTCATTTTGATACGATCTTTATTAAGATCAGTATCAACACCATCAATATAATCGTCTAGAAGTTGGTGAGTATCTTCGATATTAATGCCTTCGTCATCTACATTATCACCTAAAAATTCATTAAAGTTTTCAGCAATCTTCAACTCATAGATATCTTTATTTTGTATACGATCTATAAATCTATCAAAGGTAAAGCTATCATGCTTATTAACCACTACTACTTTTACGAACTTTCTATCTAAATTATTTATATTATAGTTATTATAATCTATTTTCTCATCATTGTACACAATTTTTTCGAATAAAGTGTGTGGATTATGAATCTTTTCTATTTCTCTAGTTTCAGTATCTATAATATGAAAATGTTTAGGGTCATGAGCATCTGACCAAAAGAACTCCATTTGAGATCCTAAGTACCAAACATTGTCTCGCCGAGAAGAAGTATGAAAATGACCAGTAAGAACCAACTCAAATTTATCAAATAGTTTATGACTCATTCCACCTGAATTTTGAATTCCTTTCATCATATCGAAGCCATCTAATTCTAAATGAGCACCTAACCAGTCAGCTTTGCATTCAGCAATAAATGCCATAACCTTATCGTAGTTATCTTGACAAATCCAAGGAATTAAAGCAAGTTCTAAAGAACCGTAATTCATAACAGTAGGTTCCATAATAATATGGATTTCATTCATATAATGACCTAGACATTCTTTCAATGAATTAAGATCATTTGTATTTTTGTAATACGTGTCGTGATTACCAGGAATAATATCCATTTTCATTCCACGAGTACGAAGCTCATCTAAAAAATGTTTTCTATTATGATTTAGAGCTTTAAAATTTACAAACTTACGATGATCGTAATAATCACCTAAATGTAATATTTGTTCTACACCTCGCTTTTCGCATTCTGGAAAAAATACTTTTTCATAAAATTCTTGAGCATTCTGTAAAAATACCTCAGATGAATTTCTGATACCACAATGAGTATCGTTCAGTATTGCTAGCTTCATTCATAAACCCTCTTTCTTAAATCACTGGAACTGAATCGGTGATCTCTTTTATTGAAATACAATTCAATTCCTCTATTACGACATTCGTCTTTTCCAGTAAAATCTTTTTGCCTATATTCTTCTCCTAAAATTCTTACATTTATCGGATACATGTTTATTATATCAACTAAATCTGCTTCTGTACAATAAATAATGACTTCATCAACATATTTTATCGCCGCAAGTTGTGCTTGTCTTTCTACAATTGTTTGTATAGGAGAATTTTTTTCTTTTCTATCTACTTTTGGATCTACCTGTAATCCTACAATTAGATAATCACACTGCGATTTCGCTTCTCGTAACATTACAACATGACCTGCATGTAACAAGTCAAATGTACTACACGTAAAACCTATTCTCATTCCATAAACTCACTTAGATCTGAATCTGATAGCTTGACTCTTTTTTTCTTTTTTTCTACTTTAACAGTTTCTTTCCAATGAGTATCTTGAATTTTTACTCTATCAATACGTTCTTTTAGAGTATCAACAAAATGACTAATCACAGCATGACTATTTTCTTCTCCTAATTCATTAGTTAAAAAGTTTTCTAATCCTGAATTAGTTAAATATTTTAGTTTTACATCTTGTTGTTTTTTTTCTTTTGCTATTCTTCTTAAGAACGCATACCAACTAATTTGTGTAAAATAAGCGAAAGCATTTGGTTTACCTGTTCGAGTAGCAGCTTCAATATTGTAGTTTTGAATCGCCTTTAAACAATTTTCTACTGCGTCCATAACCATTTCTTCTCTATAAGTGTATCTTATAAAATTAGATTTATGTGACAATCCTTCCGCAATTCGCAAAAAAGATTGTGCTATATAGTCAGGCACTTTAGGAATTGTCGTTTTGTTTTTTTGTGCAGCATTTACAATATGAACATAATCGACTACTGCTTGCGAAAAATCAGCATTGTTAACATAATGTATGCTTTTTCTTTTTGTTCTCATTTCATACTCCAATTGATAATAATATTATATAACAAAAACATAGTAAAGTAAACTTTTATTTTTTCCTTTTAAAGGCGAAAAAAGTGTTGTACACAGTGCACTTTTTAATGTATAATAACTAAGTATTTAGTTGATGGCCGGGATAGTATAATTATTTGGAGGATCCTTCATAATAATATTCTTCCGTATCACCAAGTCTATATTCATTTCCATTCTCTACTTGATAGTATTTTGTAGATACTTTAAAATCAGGCATTAGTGGATTCGGTGGAGTTAGTGAATTATCATAAACTCTCATTCTATTGTTAGGATATAAACAATATTGACCATTCTCAAGTTCAAGCAGATTAAAAGATTTATGCTCTTCTGGAATTTCAGAAGTAGAATAATCAATTCCATCAGTACTTTCATGATAATTATCAAGTGTACATATGTAAGATCCTTTCAAATTTTCAAAATTTCGAGGTCTAATTTCAAAATCCATGCCACCAATAAATTGTTTACAAACCGCGGTTATTCCATAATCCATACAGTTCCAAAATTGAAGATTCGGAAGATCAAGATCAGGCGTAGGTGTTTTTGGTTCAGAAACAAAGGCACTGATTGGTAACTTATCATACAACGCGCCGTATTGTGGTAAAAATGTTTCAAAGTAAAATGCTCTACCGGGTATCGATTTAGCTGTAACCCATTGACCTTCTACGAATTCACCATGACCTTTTTCTAGATCGTAAAGATATTCTTTTCTAACATATACTTTTTGATTTGGTAAATTGCATATTAATGTAGCCATTTAGTGTAAAGTTCCTTTCGGTCTAAATTTAATAATATTATCTGAAGATGAATCAGCCGA